TCGTAGATCAAACAGCATGGAGTTTCCGAAAAATGGAAAAGGCTTCCGGAGTAAAGAAAGTGCGTAGAGAAATTGCGATTGTCGCGGGTCCCAAGGACTGGGGCGATACCCGAGAAAGCTGGTTATCCCGCGTTCCTCGCAAGGTGCCGACCGTAACGTTTCGAATCGTAAAGGCTCTCTACTATGGCGAGATTGACGATCCGGATCATTGGGCCGCTCGTGACATCAGACGAGCCGCTGAACTTATCGAAGCCCGCAAAGAGGCGGCGGCCCTTGTGGTTCAATATCAAAGCATGATCGGAGGTCTGCGTGCGGCGGACGAGAATTTTTACAGCGCGGAAATTGATCGCCTTGAGCGCATCGCTCGCCTCCTTGGCGTTGTGGATCGCTCCTGAACTCAAGGGGAACTGAATGGGCGGCCACGTCAACACGGTCTGGACGGATGAACAATCCAAAGTGCTGATAGCGTTGCTTGCTGAGGGCAAATCATTTGCTGAAATAGCTGCTCTATTGAATGAGCAATTCAACACTGCCTATTCCCGCAACGCGGTATGTGGGAAGGGCTTCCGGCTACAGGTCAGAGCGCCACGGAAGGTAAAGGCAAGCCCAAAGCCGCGAAAACGCAAGCCGGTAGAACCAGTCATCAAGCCGCCTCCGCGCATGGAGGAGATCCAGCTTCGCTGCGTCGAAGTCGAACCCCGCCATTTGACCTTGGATCAACTCGAACCGAATGATTGCCGGTATCCTTTCGGCGATGGTCCATTCACGTTTTGCGGGCATGGGAGCATGGAAGGCAGTCCTTACTGCGTGTCGCATTTTCATCTGACCAGGATGCATACCCGCACGAACAGCGAGGCCGTCACCGCGGCCCGAGCTCGGAGGATGCGTGGCATCAATTTCCGCAAAGCACTGTTGGAGGCATCATGAAAACCATCGCACAGCAGATTGCAGAAACCGCCGGCAGACTGAGGGCCACGAAGCCCCGCTCAAACATGCGGCTCAAGCTTGAGCTCGAATTGCGCGCGCTGATCGTGAAGCAGTTGCGCAAGGAAATCCGACAAGAGCGGAGAGCCGCATGACCGATATTCCTCAATCGCCTTTCATTTCTGCCGATCCTCTCACGGCAGAGATGGCGCCGGCATCAGCAACGGCCGTGACAGTCGCAGCAGATGATGCCGGCGCTACCGATTGCATAGGCGAGATTTTTGTCGGCGCGCGCAAGTGGATCGATGATGACCGTCGCTTCATCCTAGATGTCGATCGCTTCATGATTGATATCGAAGAGCCGCCTCTGTTCCTGAGGGCAACGGGATGACCGAGCGCCTGCGCCAGTCAGTCCCTACCAGCGAGCTTGAGCGCTACTACTACTGCGGCTGGGCCTACGTCATGCCCGATTTCGACAAGCCCAACCATTCGTGGGTTGAGTGGCTGAGCGACAAGATGCCAGTGTATCCGCTGCGTTCCAAACCACAGAAAACCGAGGAAGCACATGCAAGTTCCGGGAGACAATCAGCTTAAGTCAGTCATATCCAGGATCAATACACTGGAAGATGAGAAGAAGACGATCGTCGACGATATTCGCGACGTTTACGCAGAAGCGAAGGGCAACGGATTAAATCCAAAGGCCCTGCGTGTGATTGTACGAAAGCAGCGGGCTGACGCCAAGAAGGCCGCCGAGCTTCAAGCGGATGTTGACGCTTATCTGGCGGTTCTGGTGGATCAGTGAATATTACTCCAAAGAATTGGGCGTCATTCCAGCATTACAAGGATCGCTCGCCGTCGTGGATCAAACTCCATCGCGGGTTGCTGGATGACTTCACGTTCGCCCGCTTGCCTGTTGCTAGCAGAGCGCTAGCGCCGTTGCTCTGGCTGCTAGCAAGCGAGTACGAGGGGGGAAAAATCACCGCTTCTCCGGAGGAATTGGCATTTCGTCTACGTCTCTCCGATTCTGACCTCATGGAGGCGCTAAAGCCTTTGATTGATTCAGGTTTCTTCATTGCTAGCGAGATGCTAGCAGACTGCAAGCAAGACGCTTGCCTAGAGAAGAGAAGAGAAGAGAGAGAGAATATAGAAAAGACAGAGAAGAATGGCGCTGACGCGCCCGCTGATCCTTCGATTCCTGAACGCGATTACTTTCTTCGAGGAAGGGAAGTTCTCGGTAAAGGGCAGGGAGCCCTCATCGCCAAGCTTCTGAAAGCCAAAGGGGCGAATGTCTCTCTGGCCAGGGCAGCGATCGAGCAGGCCTCGCAGAAACAAAATCCAACTGAATACGTGGCTGCGATTTGTCGCGGTCCCCCAGCAGCTAGGCCAACCACAGCTCACCAGCAGGAACGGCAGACGGGACGGGAGATACTCGATGACATCGGTAAATATATCAGCAGCGGCAGCAGCGAAGCAGATCCTAGGCTTTTACGACACGATTCCAGCGATGGATCCGAAAGCATTCGCAGCCGGTTTGGTGGAGATCTTGTCCAGCTATCCGCGGCCGGTCATCGAACGCGCGGTTAGCCCGTCGCGTGGTTTGGCTGCAGCGGTTCCGTATCCGAACCTCGCGAAGTTCAAGAAGCACTTGGATGAGTGGGCCGAGGAATTTTACACTGAACAGGATCGTATTGCGCGAGCGAACCGAAAGCATTTGCCTGTGCCTAAAGTGGATCCGGAGGCAAAGGCCAGGATCGCGAGGGGCCTTGACGAACTCGTTGCGCATCTGAAGAGCGGCTTTGGACCTAGTACGCAATAACGGAGGATTTAAGCGCCACATTACGCCATGGCACGACACATCACCTCACCACATACCACAACACACAACAGGAGACTACCATGTACCGAGCTATTGTTTCACTTAAGGGAACTGCCCCCCTTTCGCAGTCGAAACAGCACCAAGCTGAATGGTTGGATGGTGAATCCAACGAAGATTTCGACAAGCGCACGTGGCGCGAGAAATGCAACTACGACGATGACGGAATTGTTTTCGTGCCGGCAATGGCCTTCAAGCAGGCAATGGATACGGCAGCCAAGCGCCTAGCTATCGCTGATCCGGACAACAAGCGGGCAAATCTCACAAAATACTTCGTGTCCGATGTCATATGCGAAAACAACTTGTCTCTTGGTGTCCGCAAAGAGGACATGCCGAGCATCAGGATCAGCGCGAACGTCGACGGTGTTCGAGGCTCGGGAAAGCGCGTGCCTCGGACATTGCCGCAGATCCAGGAATGGGCCGGCCAGACGAGCTTCCTCATCATGGAAGAGAAGATCAAGCCGGAGATATTTCAGAAGGTTCTGGCTACTGCTGGCCGCTCAATCGGGGTTGGTCAGTTTCGTCCTGAGAAGGGTGGCCTCAACGGTCGGTTCGAGATCCAAAAAATCAAATTCGAGAAAATGGAGATTTAGCGACACATCATTCCACAACACATTTCAACACTTCACGACACAACACGTCACTTCACCGCACGTCACCGCACGCCATCCCACAACACTTCACAGGAGTTTAGGAATGCCCTTAACCTTCGAACGTTCCCCAGATACCGACGCAGTAATCGTCGCCCTGCGCGGCTGTAATGACGAAATTTCATATGCTGATCTAGCGCGTCAGGCTGGATTGACATTATCCCGAGCTAAATCGGTCTTACCATCAGCTCGGAGGGCCATTCGGGCAGAAACCGGCGTTCTGTTCGGTGTTGTCCGAGGTGAAGGTCTGCGTCGCCTCACGGATGCCGATAAGGTCAAGAAGCCCGAGGCATTCAAGAAACGCGTGGTTCGCGGCGCGGGTCGTGAGCTGAAAGACCTTGGAACCATCAATGTCGCTGGGCTTCAAAAGTCAGAGCAGCACAGCGTCACAATCAATCGAACCGTGCTCAATGCCATGAGGCAACAGGCGATGGTCAAGCCTGAGCCTCCGAAAGAAAAAACCGCGCCGCAGCCAATGGCAAATATTGCAAGGCTCGTCGCGTCGAAGAAGGATTAATCCCACACGTCACTTCATGTCACCACACAACACTTTACACCACGGCACGATACAACACGACATGCTGCGACACATCATAATACCGCATGCCATTACACCGCACAACACGACACTGCACGACACGACACGATACAACACAATACCGGATTTATGACCGCAAATCAGCTAAAGTAGATACGAGATAGAAGAGAAATAGAGAGATGTTACACCCCAAAGGGACACCAAAAACAGGAGGCCGCAAGAAAGGCACGCCGAACAAGACAACGGCCTTGTTGAAGGATGCTGTCTTACAAGCAGCCGAACAGGCTGGCGGGGACGGCGGCATCGTCGCCTATCTGAAAGCACAGGCGGCTGTGAATCCAGGGCCGTTTATGGCGCTGCTCGGGAAGGTGCTGCCGATGCAGATCACGGGAGCAGACGGCGGTGCGCTTCAAGTCATAGTCAATCGATTCACGGCTGACGAATGATCCTGACACCAGAACAAGCCAGCGAGATCATCGGCGTACCAGCCGTGCAGCTCCAGCGCTGGGCCTATATCGGACAGGGGCCAAGGAACTCCGGCACGAAGCACAAGCCGATGTTCGATGAGGATGATTTGAGGGAATGGCTAAAAGGGTGGACGATAACGGATTTTTGGACTGATCCGAAACACAGAGCCATACCCGATGTTTAGCTTCTCGCACTGGGGAGTGTTCCAACTTACCAGAAATGCCCATCATCACCTAATGGATGAAATGACACTTCACGGACATGAGTGGTGGCCGGTTTTGGATAAAATGAAATATAAAACAAGAACAATTGACGGACTGATTGTTTTCTGCCGACGTAGTTCGGATGCTCATGGGGGATGGGAATGACCAACGAAAAAATGGCCCAAGCACTTCGTAAGGCGGGATGGGGTCTTAAAACTCCGAAGCAGATGGAGCGGAAAAAATCCCGTGATCGAGAATGGATGCGAGTAAAGAGGATTACTGACGGTCAATGGCGAGATAGAAAAAACGCCGAGTATCGCGAGAAATATCACTCTGATCCAGAGTTCTTGGCTCGGGAAAAGAAGCGAAAGAAAGAGTGGTACCTAAAGACCCATGCCTAAGATCGTCATACCGGCTAACGGCTGGCGTCCTCGTCCATACCAAATGCCGGCATGGGCCGCGTGGGAGAGGGGGATCAAGCGCTCGCTCCTGGTTTGGCATCGTCGCGCCGGCAAGGACGAACTGAGCCTGCAGAAGTTCGCAGTTGCGTCGCAACTTAGACCTGCGAACTACTGGCATTGCCTTCCACACTACGAACAGGCCCGAAAGGCGATCTGGGAAGCGGTCAACCCTCACACCGGAAAGAAGCGTATCGATGAAGTGTTTCCCCATGAAATTAGAAAACGAACCGACAACTCATCCATGGTCGTTGAGTTCAAGACAGGCAGCGTCTATCGCGTCGTCGGGTCAGATAATCCTGACAGTCTGGTGGGAGCGCCCCCCCTCGGAATTGCATTCTCAGAATGGGCCATATCAAATCCATCTGCTTGGGGTCTCCTTCAACCGATACTCCTTGAAAACGGTGGATGGGCCGATTTCATTACTACCCCCCGAGGGAGAAACCACGTTCACGGCATGCTTAAAATGGCAAGAGAACGCCCTGAATCGTGGTTCTCCCAAGTCCTGACCGTAGACGACACCGGCCAGGTAAAGCATGAGCAGATCGCGGAAGCCAAGGCAGGCTATGTCTCGCTGTTCGGCGAGGAAGCGGCAGAGGCGTTGATTCAGCAGGAATACTGGTGTTCGTTCGAAGCAGCTATCTTGGGATCGTATTACGGGAAGGAATTGGCACATGCTGAGCAGCAAGGACGAATCACTGACGTTGAACCGACTGCTGGAGTGCCTATCCACACAGCTTGGGACCTCGGAGTTGGAGACAGTAATCCGATCTGGTTTTGGCAAGCGGTCCCCGGTATCGCTGGACGGGGGCAAATCAAGATTCTCGATTACTACACAGCGCACGGATACGGAATTAAACATTACGCTGAAGAGGTTAAGCGACGGATTTCCTACTGGGACACAGAAGACCGAGCCAGAGGTGGCGAAGGCTTCCGGCTCGGAATCAACTACGTGCCCCACGATGCGACGGTTCGCGAGCAGGGTTCTTGGGACGCTGATACCCTGAAGGCAAAACAACGCATTGAAGTCATGGCCGAGCAGTTTGGTCAGGCTCGCGTCAAGGTTATAAAGCAACACTCAATTCAGGACGGCATTTCCGCAGTGCGGCAGATACTGCACCGCTGCTGGTTTGATGAAACACGTTGTGCGAATGGACTAGAAGCGCTTCGTCAGTATCAATCCGAATGGGACGACAAGAAGAAGAAATTCCGGGATGAGCCGCTGCATGACTGGACAAGTCACCCGGCCGATGCGTTTCGATATCTGGCCATGGCTTATCGTGAGATCGTGCCAGCGCAGCCTGCTTTACCGGATCGCGCCATTGTTGTTGGTGGCGATCCAGCGCTTCCCCCCGGCATGCAGGGCGTGACGCTAGAGGATTTGTGGAAGGCTCAACGCAAGCGCCGCCGCATGTAGCCCCTATACAAATCAAATCGGCCAAGAATAAAAGTTCGGCATGGCCGACAAGCGCGACAACGAAGACAGCCCAGAACAGCCTGCATGGCAGCGCTGGAACGACGAGCTTGAACTATCGCGCAAGGCGAAGGGCTTTGACCAATGGCACAAGCGTTCAAAGCGGATTGTTAAGCGCTACCGGGCCGAGCGGCCTGATGTATCGGAGAATTCCGACGAACTGGAAGGTGCGCGTTTCAATATCCTGTGGTCGAACGTCCAGACGCTTATGCCGGCACTGTTCGCCAAGGCGCCAAAGCCGGTTGTCGAGCGGCGCTATCTTGATCGCGACGACGTAGGCCGTACGGCTTCGGTCATCCTGGAACGCACGCTCAGCTATGAGCTGGATGATGGCACGTATCTATCGGCTTTGAAGAAAGGCGTTCTGGACAGGCTCCTGTCGGGCCGTGGCGTGGTCTGGATTCGGTACGAGCCGAAGTTTACACCGATGCCGGGCAAGACGCAGGAGGCTATCAGTGAGGCTCCTATCGCTGCTGGCGTGGCTTCTATTGCTGATGATCGTCCTGCGGCAGGCCCTCAAGAGGCCACATCAGATGCACCACAAGAGCAGGTAGCCGATGAATCCGTAGTGGTCGATTACATTGACTGGCGGGATTTCATGACTTCTCCCGCACGAACATGGGAGGAGGTCTGGTGGGTGGCAAAGCGGGTCTACATGACCCGTGAGGAATTGGTGAAGCGGTTTGGTCCAGTCGGAAAGCAGATCACCTTGGACTGGTCGCCGGTTGAAACAAGCTCGTCCGCGGTCGGCCAATCGACTGAAGGCAACACCAAGCAGCGCCGAGCCAAGATCTGGGAAATCTGGGACAAGCAGGCACGACGCGTCTATTGGATGGCTGAATCCTACAAGGAAAGGCTTCTCGATCAGAAGGATGACCCGCTCGGGCTGGAAAGCTTCTGGCCGGTTCCTAAGCCACTGTTTGCCACGCTCACGAATGACTCGCTGATCCCGGTTCCTGATTATGTGGAATACGAGGACCAGGCCCAAGAACTGGATGACCTGACCACGCGCATTACAAACCTGGTCAAGACCATCAAGGCATGCGGCGTTTACGACGCGTCGGTATCCGAATTGAAGCGAATGTTCGAGGAGGGGTTCGAGAACGAGCTCGTCCCTTGCGACAACATGGCGGAGTTCTCGTCCAAGGCCGGCGCCGACGGAATGGGCCATATCTGGATGCTGCCGATCAAGGATATGGCAGCGACGCTGATTCAATTGTACGAAGCGCGCGACCGTACCAAGCAAGTCCTGTACGAAGTTACGGGGATATCGGACATCGTTCGCGGTTCCTCTCAAGGTGCGGCCAAGACAGCTACGGAACAGCGCATCAAGGGGCAGTTCGCCTCGATGCGGCTCAACGACATGCAAGCCGAGGTTGCCCGGTTCGCTCGAGATACGCTGCGGATCATGGGCGAGATCATCGCCGAGCACTTTGATCCGATGACGCTGTTCGAGATTTCCGGATTCGAACAGTATGCAAAGGAGCAATGGCCTCCGGAAGTTGTTGCGCCGCCCATGGCTCCGCAGATGGGTCACAATGGCGGTCCTCCGCTCGAACCCCCTCCAGCCGCCATTGCTCCTCCGCCGGCTGTTGGCTCGCCCGTCCCCGGTCCGGCATCCTCACCCGGGGGCGGGCAGATGCCTATGATAAGTCCGGGCATGATGGCGCCGCCGCCTGATCCTAATATGCTGGCGATGCAAAAGGCCGCCGAGATGTTCAGGAAGGCGGTTGAGCTTTTACGGAACGATAAACTTCGCGGCTTCCGGATCGACATCGAGACGGATTCGATCATTGAGCCTGACCAGCAGGAGATGCAGGAGGCGCGCACGCAGTTGATGGGGGCGATTTCTCAATTCCTGCCGCAGGCGATCGAGGCTGGCGCTCAGTCACCTGAATTGAAGCCGTTGCTGGCGCGCTTGCTGATGTTCTTCCTGCGCGGCTTCAAGGCATCGCGGGACATTGAATCCGCGTTCGAGCAGTTCATCGACGACATGACGCGGGATGCAGCCAAGCCGAAACCGCCGCCGCCGCCGACGCCTGACCAGATCAAGGCGCAGATGATGAAGGAGCAGCAGGCGAACGAGAACAAGCGCATGGAAGCGCAGGCATTGATGGATCAGCAGAACTTTGAGCGGGAGCAGACTGCAAAGGCGAACGATGCTCGGTTGGAGCAGGAGCGAGCCGCAGCAGAATTCGCACTGGAACAGCAGAAACAGGCCGCTGAACTCAAAGCCATGCATGAAAAGATGGCGTTTGATCGCGCCCAAAAAGAAATGGAATTGGAATTCGAGGAACGGAAACTAGTCCTGCAGGAGCGGGCGCAGGCCCATGCCGCATCGGTCAAAGCTGCCAGTGCAGAGCATTCCGCCGCGATGAAGGCCAAGACGGATGAGAAGAAAGCAAAGGCACCAGCGAATGGAGCGAATGCATAATGGCAAAGACTGGCACATGGGTGATGCGGAACGGCCGCTTAGTTCCCAAGCACCTAGCCGCCCCCCGAGGTGGTCGAGTTGGCGGTGTGATTTCGGATACCATGAACGCGCTTGTCCATCCCTGCAATGGGAAGATGTACGACAGCAAGAGCGAGTTTCGGAAGGTCACGAAAGCGAAGGGTGGCGTCGAGGTCGGCAACGAAAAGCTTGTGGACAGGCGCGTAGCTCCCGACCTTGACAGTCAATCGCGACGCAGAGACATATCCATCGCCATGGAGCAACTCGGTTTATGAGCATTATCGAGACCGTCAAGCGCATCTGCATGGAAGAGGCGAAGCGGCTGAATGGCGCCGAAGTCGTCGCGCCGCTTGCGGTATGGGACAGCACTGGTGGCTCAATGGGCGTGCAGATCAAGGCACCAAAGCAGATGGGGCCGCAGGCGTGTGAAGTTGTGTCCAGCTTTACGCTGACGCCACCTGAACTCAGGCAGGGCAACTCCATTCGTTTAAAGGCCGCCATTGCGGTTAGCGGCATGCTCCATGATGTCCAAGTTCAAATTCGTCCGTTGCAGAGGCTGAAGGATGTTGCGCCTGAGGCTTACTATTCCAAGGATGTGGTTTGATGCCTCCGATTGAAGGCGAACTGACCCCTCCTGATGACTCGCTCCGCAGCGAGCTAGAAGCCGCGTTCGGGAGCAGCGATGAAACTGCGCAAGGATCATCCTCCGAGACCGGTTCGAACGACGCAGGAGATGCAGGCCAATCCGCCGTGGTGGATCAGGCATCATCCACCGATGAGGCCGGGAAAGAGGCATCTTCGGATGGGCGGCAGCGCGGCCCGGATGGCAAGTTCATCGCGAAAACCGAAACAGCGGTAGCAGCCGACAAGGCTCCCGCACAGGAAACCCCGTCCACGGACGCAGCGAAGGCAAGCGAGGTCGCCGCTCAAACGGTCACCAATGCCCCTCCCGCTGGCTGGACGGCTGCTGAGAAGGCCGAATGGGCCAAGCTCCCCCCCGTTGTTCAAGCAGCGGTCTCACGGCGGGAACTGGAAATGTCTACGGGCGGTCAGCGGTGGTCCGACGAAAAGCGGCGCTACGAAGCCGTGTTGTCACCTGTTGCGGAAGCGGCCCGAAGGAATGGGATGAACACCGAGCAGGGGCTTCAAGCCTTGCTCAACGCTCAATCTTTCCTGGAACGGGACCCGACCGCCGCGATCAAGTGGCTGGCACAGTCTCACGGCGTCAACCTCGCAACACTTGCCGGTCAGTCCGACGATGTTCCGAGCGCACAAGCCACAGACATAGAGGCGATTGTTCGACAGGCCGTCCAACGGTCAGTTGCCCCCATTGTTGCTCCAATTCAACAGAGGTGGCAGCAGGAAGAACAGCGCCAACAGGAGATGACCACTCAAATGGTCGTCGACTTCGCCGCATCCCAAGGCCATGAGCATTTCGGTTCGGTTGAACAGGATATCATGGACCTGATCCCTCCGCTGAAAGAGCGTAACCCGACATGGACTCCGCAGCAGGTTCTGCAGGAAGCCTATGACCGGGCCGTATTCGCCAATCCTGCAACCCGGCAGACCATCCTGACGGCGCGCGAACAGGCAGCGGAAGAGAAGCGGCGAACCGAGGCAGCCCAGCGAGCAACCAAAGCTCGCGGTGCGGCCGTGTCTGTAACCGGCTCTCCGCAGGGATCTGCGGGTAGCGAGCCGGCGGCGACGTTGCGCGACGAAATCCTGAGGGCGATGACCGGCTAACGCTCGAAGGAGCAAAGCCATGGCCTCTCCCGGCCTGAGTGAAATCGTCACTACCACGCTGCGAAACCGCAGCAAGAAGCTTGCAGACAACATGCTGCGCAACAACGGCGTCATGACCCGGCTCAACAGCCGCGGCAACGTGAAGCCGTTCGACGGTGGCCGTACCATCGTCCAGGAACTCGAATACGCGAATAACTCCACCTACAAGCGCTATTCGGGCTACGAAGTCCTCAACATCCAGCCCAGCGATGTCTTCACCGCTGCGGAATACCCGATCCGTCAGGCGGCGGTCGCGGTCTCCATCTCCGGTCTGGAAATGCTCCAGAACTCGGGACGCGAGCGCGTGATCGACCTTCTGGAAAGCCGCATCAAGAACGCCGAAAAGACGTTCATGAACGGTCTGTCGTATGACTTCTATTCCGATGGAAGCCAGACGGCGCAGATCGGCGGTCTCCAGTTCCTCGTTGCTTCGTCGCCATCCACCGGTATCGTCGGTGGCATCGATCGGGCAACGTGGTCATTCTGGCAGAACCAGGTGTTCGCGGCGACCGCTACCGGTGGCGCGGCGATTTCTGCCTCCAACGCCTACAGCTACATGCTCCAGCTTTATACCAAGCTGGTGCGGCAGCAGGACCGGCCGGACCTCTGGCTGGCCTCTGATGTGGCATGGCGTGCCTACAATGAGTCGCTGCACGCGATCCAGCGCATTACCTCGACGGACAACGATCTGGCGAAGGCTGGCTTTATGAACCTCAAGTTCATGGATTCGGATGTGGTGCTGGACGGTGGCTTCCAAGGCACGACGACGGACGGCAGCAACTGGGGCCCCGGTGGTATCGGGGCGGTCGGCGGTATTCCGTCGTCCGTCAACTTCTATGCCTTGAACACCGACTACATCTTCTGGCGGCCTCACAAGGATCGCAACATGGTGCCGCTGGACCCGGATCGGTTCTCGGTCAACCAGGATGCGATGGTCAAGCTCGTCGGCGTCGCCGGCAACATGACCACCTCAAATTCCTTCCTTCAGGGCGTCATGACGGTCTGATCAGGCCAGAAAGGAGAAACGAAAATGACTACGACTCTTATCCCGCTTTCTGGCATTGAAGGCGTCAACTACAATCTGACTTACACGGCTTACGACCAGACGTTGCCGGTTTCGGCGACCAATAGCCCCGACAATCCGGGTCCGCCTTTTCAGGTGGGAACGGTGAGCAAGGGCACTGGCAATTCCGAATGGGTATTTGTCAAGGCCGGCTCAGCTATCGGACTTGGCGATTGTTGCCTCATTACTTCTGCGACACAATCGGCGGCCGCGATCACAAGCGCGCTCGCTGCGGTTGCCGAAGGTTCGCAGGTTGGTTTCGCCCAGGTGCCGATTGCAATCAACAACTTTGGTTGGCTACAGCGGTCCGGTGCGTGTGCGAATATCAACGTCGCCGCTGTCCTTCTTGGTGCCCCGCTGAACACGAGTGCTACACCTGGCCAACTCGACGACGCGGCTGGCACTCTCATCTTTGGCGTTGCAGTCACGGCAGCGGGCGGTCCAGGTGTTCTTGCCGGCACGCTCAACCAGTCGGCTGTTGCTGTCGTTTAAACCTTTACGGCTCGGCCGGCATCCTGCTGGCTGGGCCGCTTTTTGGAGGAATGCAATGAGTGATTTCGGAAATATGGAACAGCATTTCGACGCGCGGAACGGCGGCATTGTCGAGTTCGGCAATGATGCCCGTTTGTTCGTCGAGTTCTACAGCCGGTCAGTGCGGGATGAAGTTGCCAGCAAAAGCGCTGATCGTCCTGTCCATGTTCAGGTGGATTATGTCCGCATCCGCCAACCCGGCGAGCGGGACGAGATCAACCGCCCGGCGCATGATGGTGATCGGCGCCGGTTCTCCCGCCATTGGCAGGCCTATCAGGAAGGCCGGCAGGCAACGCCGGATGGAACGCCGCTTTCGATCCTGTTCCCGAACAATCCCGAGATTGTCGAGAACCTGAAGTACGACAAGATTTTCGTCGTCGAGCAGCTCGCTGAACTGAACGACACCCAGATCGGCAACATCGGCCTTGGCGGGCGACAGTTCGTTGACAAGGCAAAAGCGTTCCTGAAGGCGGCCAACAGCGGTAGGGGCTTTGCCCAGCTCACCGCGAAGGTCGATCAGATGGAAGCCGATCGCGCGGCGGACAAGGAGCGCATCAAGGCGCTTGAGGCGGCACTAATGGAAGCCAACAAGAAGCGGGAAACCGCATAACAAGGAGAAGAAGAAATGTCTTCCTCACAAGAACTGATCGGCCTTGGTCTACCCGGCAAGCAAGCCGCGAGCATTGGCAATCTCGTCTCGGCGAAAAACGGCGTTGGCCTCGTGCAGGCCGGCGCAGCTCCGATTACGACAAACTTTACTATTCTGATCGCGACGGCCGGCCAGACGGCATTCATTCTTCCGCCGTCTGCGTTCGGAGCTGGTCCCTTCATCGTTGTTAACCAGTCCGGTACGCCAGCGAACATCTTCCCGCCAGTTGGCAATTCAATCCAAGGGCTCGGGACGAATGCGGCATTCCCGGTTGTGGATAACAAGACGGTGATGTTCTTCAAGGTAAGCGCGCTCTTATGGGCAGCTATTCTGACAGCATAAGGGGCGATCATGGGAGCGCCGCTGACACTTCTTGAAATCGTGCAAACTGCATGTCAAGAATTGGGGCTAAACGCGCCGGCAACAGTTGTCGGCTCACAGGACTTGCAGGTTATCCAGCTTCTGGCCCTTGTGAACCGCGATGGCAACGAGCTCTATCGCATGCCTTCCGAGGGTTGGACGGCGCTTCAGGGCGAGCACATCGTCAACCTTGAAACGCCGATCAACACGATCGGAGATGTAACGGCTAATTCCACGCTGATTACCAACGTACTTTCCACAGCCGGGATCGTTGCCGAGAAATTCTCCCTGAGTGGAGCGGGACAGCCGGCGGCACAGCGCGTGGCTGAGATCGTTGATTCCACTCCAGGCGCCGGGATTATCCGGATGGAAATGGAATCGACTGTCACCGCATTCGGGACGGAACTGACCTTTGCGCGCGATACCTACACCATCCCCTCCGACTTCGATCATTACATCTCGCATACATGGTGGGACCGAACAAACCATTGGATGCTGATCGGTCCGCAGTCTCCGCAGTTCGATCAATGGCAGCGATCTGGCATCGTCACGACCGGACCACGCTTACGCTGGCGCCAGATCGGCGTTCGCCCGACCGTGTTTCGTCTATGGCCGCCGCCGACTTCTGCGAGCACGCCAGACGCACTTGTGTTCGAATATGTGAACGATGGCTGGGTGATGCACATTGACGGCACATTCGGCAACAAGTTCACGGCTGATACGGACATTCCCTTGCTGAACGATCAGATGTTCATCCTCGGGGTCAAGTGGCGTTTCTGGCAAATAAAAGGCTTCAGCTATGCTTCGATGCAACAGGAATACATCGATTTTGTAAACCGTGAGAAGGCGCGAGACGGTGGCATGCCGGACCTCCAGATGGGACGGAGGAAATTCCCTTACTTGATATCGTCTGCAAATGTTCAAGATGGAAACTTTCCGGGGAATTGATGGCCGATGCGGAGGCAATCGCTGCGCTACCAAACATTCTCGAACGAGAGCCAATGGGCTCCTCCCAATGCTCCAGCATGGAATGAGCAGGATCAGCTTGTATCGCAGGGTGGCCGCATTGTGGTTGATGAACGGGCCAAGCAAGATGAAATCGTGAAATTGCTGATGGGTGCTAGGTAATGCGCCTCACTGCTCTCATGGAAAACCGCAATGCCATCGGCAAGCTCGGTGGCGCGCAGGTTTCGACAGGCGCAAGCCAGCCAGCGCCCGTAGAAGGCTGGGACGCTGTTTCACCGATCGCCGCGATGTCTCCTAAGCGCGCGGTGAAGATGGACAACTGGTTTCCGCAGCCTGACTGGATCGAGGTTCGCAAGGGCTATATCATCCATTCGTCCTGCACGGCAGAACCGGTCGAAACGCTGGCAACTTATAACGGTGTTTCGAAGCGGACCATGTTCGCCGTGTCGGATGGCAAGATCTTTGATGTGACGGCCAGTTCATCTGGCGTTGTCGCGGTGTCCGGTCTCGCGAACTCCCGTTTTCAATACGTCAATTTTTCCACGACGGGGGGCAACTTCCTTTACATGGTGAATGGCGCGGATGTCCCGCAATATTGGGATGGCGCGATATGGCAGACCGCCGTCATTACCGGCATCACCTCCGCTGATATCATCCATGTGAACTCCTTCAAGAACCGGCTGTGGTTCACGCTGACGGGTTCTTCTGACGCGGCGTATCTTCCGGTGGATTCAATCCAGGGCGCGGCTGTCATTTTCCCATTGGGAGGACTGTTCACCAAGGGCGGTTTCCTGATGGCCATGGGAACATGGTCGATTGATGCTGGAAACGGCCCGGATGATTATGCCGTGTTTCTGTCATCACAGGGCCAATGCGCGATTTATCAAGGAACTGATCCGGCATCCGACGCGACGTGGAGTCTGGTGGGTGTATTCGACATGGGCGCCCCGATCGGCCGGCGCTGCATGACGCGGGTAGGAGCGGACATTGCCCTGATCTGCATCGATGGCGTGGTGCCGTTGTCACGAGCGATGATCTTTGAACGTGCCGCGGTCGTCAAGGTCTCGCTGACGGAGCGCATTCAGCGGGTGATGAACCAGTCGGCACGGCTCTATCGGAATAATTTCGGCTGGCAGTTGATCTCCTATCCCCGGGGAACACGGGCGATCCTCAATGTCCCGGTCGAGGAAAATACTGATCAGGTCCAGTACGTCATGAACACGCTTTCCGGTGCGTGGTGTCAGTTCATCGGCATGAAGGCCAATTGCTGGGAACTGCTGGACGAGGATCTGTATTTCGGCGGCAATAACGGCGTGGTCTACAAGGCCGATACTTCGGGAAATGACGCTGGCAACCCAATGAATGCCGACATGATGACGGCCTATAACTACTATGAGGTCCGGGGAAATCAAAAGCGCTGGACGATGTGCCGGCCGCAATTGACCACGGACGGACAGGTCAATCCGGGTCTGGCGCTCAATGTCGATTTCCGTGACGACGCACCGCTATCTGTTCCATCCACCCAGATTGTAGCGGCTTCGTTGTGGGATGTGGCGCTGTGGGATCAAGGTTTGTGGTCCGGGGATGTCAGGACCAAGGCGAACTGGGATTCGGTGGACGGGATTGGCTACTGCGCGTCAATACGTCTTGCGGTCGATATCGCGGGAAACTCCATCGGAGCGGCTCCCGGCGCATGGGGGACTGCGGTATGGGGTGTTTCGACATGGGAAACAGCGATAGCGGATGAGATCGTTCTGCAGGTAAACGCTTTTGATGTGACCTATGAGAAGGGGGCAATCGTATGATCCTCATTGGTCATGACGAGGCTGTGGCGAACTGGGTCGCTTCCTTCGCGGGGAAACCGTTTCACCCGCCGTTCACGGCAATCGGTTGGGTAGACCCCGAGGGTCACCTGACCGGAGGATTTGTCTTCACAGGCTTTAACGGCACCTCGATCGAGCTTTCCCTTGCCGGGCATGGCGTGACGCATCGGGGCCTTTGGAGAGCCATTCTTCATTACGTGTTCGACCAGTTGCAGGCTGACCGGATTCAAATTCACACAGCGACAAGCAATCGGACTGTTCAAAAGCTCGCGCCACGTCTCGGGTTTGCTTACGAGGGCAAATCACGTAGATATTACGGTCGAGAGGATGCCTTCGTTTATTCGCTGGTTCGGGATGACTTGCCGTCATTCCGGCAGCGATGGCGGCTATAGGAGGCTCCGATCGATACCCCGCAGGCGCCAGCCGCCCCCGATCCCGCAAAAACCGCTGCAGCACAAGCGACCGCGAACAAGGAAACCGCGGTTGCCCAGTATGGCCTGAACGCGACCAATCAGGTCACGCCGCAAGGTAGCCTGACCTATAAGCAGATTGGTACATGGGCGGATGGAACGCCGCGGTTTGAGGCGACAACGGCATATTCGCCCGAGCAGCAGAACCTGTACAACAAGAGCCTGGTCACCCAAGGCAATCTGGCTGACATCGGTACGTCGCAGTCTGCCAAAATTGGAGAATTGCTGAACAAGCCGGTTAACCTGAATACGGCGACCGAGGGCAAGATCGATGAGTTGGGCCGGGCGAGGCTCGATCCTCAGTTCGCGCGTGAAGGCGCGGCGCTTGATACCCAGTTGATCAACAAGGGCGTGCGCCCCGGTTCGCAAGCCTGGAACGATGCACATACGCAGTTTTCCCAGCAGAAGAATGACGCCTACAACCAACTCTATCTGAGCGGGCGAGGGCAGGGCGCCAGTGAAGCCCTTGCCGAGCGCAACCAGCCGATCAACGAGATTACGGCGCTGCTTTCGGGATCTCAGGTCGACCAACCGAGCTTCACGAATACGCCGCAGCCGGGCGTGGCACCCACGGACGTCATCGGCGCCCAACAGCAGAGCTTGAACCAGCAGAACGTTGGTTACAATGCGCAGGTAGCAAATCAACAGGGCCTCATGAACGGCCTGTTCAAACTTGGCGGTACTGCCCTCGGCGGCTGGGCGATGTCCGACATCGACACGAAGGAGAACCTCGAGGTCGTCGGCGAGCGTGCTGACGGCCTTCATGTGATTGACTTTGATTATAAGCCGGAATTTGGAGGTGGGAAGGACAATCGCGGTTTGATCGCGCAAGAAGTGGCGCAGGTCTACCCAAATGCCGTGACGCGCGTTCCTGCGATGGGTAATCGCATGGCCGTCAATTACGCAGCGGTGCCAAAGGGAATGATGGCTCTTGGAAAGGCCGCCTGATGGCCGATAGCTCTCAGTACGATGAAGCCACACTAGCTCGACGCTACGCCATGGCGCAAAAGCTGCTGATGGGTGAAAAGCCTCCTATCCGGCATTGGGCGGAAGGGCTCGGCAACATGGCTGAATCCGCCCTTGGCGGTTATCAGCTATCCAAACTGGACGATGAGCGTCGAGTAGAGAAAGCCAAAGGGACTGCGGACCTCTACGCTACACTTGGATTGTCGGCGCCCCCAGCGGCCGCAGCGCCCTCACAGGGCGGGTTTCAGAAGCTGGCCGCGCTGCTCTCTGGCGCACCCTCTGCTGCATCAGTATCGCCTGTGGCTGGTCCTCCGGGTCTCCCATCAGATCAGGCTTCCTATCCTGCGCCA